TGACTGCAAGGATGCGAATGATGTTTTGATAAAGCACGGTCCAGCCTTCCTCGAAGATTGCCTGTCGCAAGCAAAGCCGCTGCCGATCGAGGGCACGCACAAGGCAGGCGACATGATCGAGCAGATCCGCAACGAATACCTGCACGGCGCGGAAAGAGGACTGGATTGCGGATGGAATGCGCTGTCGGACCTGTACCGCGTGATGCCTGGCGAATGGACGGCTGTTACCGGAATACCGGGCCACGGCAAGAGCGAATGGCTGGATGCGCTGTCGGTGAATCTGGCTTTGCGTGAAGGATGGACGTTCGGCGTGTTCTCTCCTGAAAACCAGCCGCTGACGTACCACATCCAGAAACTGGCCGAAAAATACATCGGAAAACCGTTCAGCGATGGTCCGACAGAGCGTATGAATCAGGCAGATTTGGACAGGGCGATCACATGGGTTGACCAGCATTACACGTTCATGCTGCCCGAATTGCCGACCGTGGAAACCTTGCTCGAAATAGCCAGTCGGCTTGTCCTGCGCCACGGCATACGCGGACTGATCATCGATCCGTGGAACGAGATCGATCATTCCCGCGCAAACGGCATGACGGAAACCGAGCACATCAGCCAAATGCTGACAAAAATTCGCTCGTTCGCACGGAATCACGGCGTGCATGTTTGGGTAGTGGCGCATCCGACCAAGCTGCAAAAGGGCGCAAATGGGGAATATCCGGTCCCTACGCCGTATGACATTAGCGGTAGCTCGCACTGGCGCAACAAAGCGGACAACTGCATAACGATCCATCGCGACATGAAGGAAAACGATGATCGGGTGCAGATCCATGTGCAGAAAGTGCGCAAGAAGGCAAACGGAAAAGTCGGCACGGCGATCCTGCAATACAACTCAATCGTCGGCCAGTATCGGGACGAGACAGGAGGCGTTATGCCACGCGCATTCGCTAAAAAACATCTGCAGGAGGTCGCATGAGAGGCAAACCAATCGACTCACCAGGTCAGGCAAGCCTGTTCTCCGGTGCTCAACTGCGCGATATCGGCATGCAGCAGGCGCTAGACCATGCCAATGCAGTCAGCGATCAATGGTCTGACAGGGCGTATCGCTATCTCGAATATTTCGCTGCACAGGGAAAAGAGTTTCGCGCCGAGCAGGTACGGATATTCGCAGAGAAAGACGGATTGGAATCGCCTCCATCAGCACGGGCATGGGGTGGAGTGATCAACAGGGGAGTTCGAAAAGAAATCATCAGGCGCGTCCGATTTGTGCCTTGCGATAACGCTAAAGCGCATCGGGCGAACGTCTCGGTATGGCGTGGCACCAAATAATCCCAGGAGATATTCATGATCATTGACAAAACCGACTTCAAATCCGCTGTTGACGCTGTTACGCCATTTGCACGCGCTAAATCGACTCTGCCGATCCTGTCCCACGTAAAAATCGAATCGAACGGCAAAAAGCTCACTTTCACAGCATCGCATATCGATTCCCAAATCGAATACTGGATCAACGTAGAAGCGGAAAAATTTGCCGTATGCGTTGATGCGGTGGCGCTGAAGAAATTCGCGCAGTTCTGCGATTCTGATGTGTCGCTGGCGATCAAGGGCAAGAAAGCCGTATTGGAGTTTGGCGACACGAAGACGCGGCTGAACACGCTTGAAGCGCAAGACTTCCCGATGATGACGAAATCCGAGAGCGTTCTGACGGAACTCGAATGGGAGCCGCTTGGCAGCAAGATTGCGTTTGCCTCGCAGTTCTGCGGCATCAATCCAAGCCAGCCGCAATTGCAATGCGTACAGGTCAACTCGACTGGCGAAACCATCGAGGTATTCGCGACAGACGGCAAATCCCTTGGCGTACAGACCCTCAACCACATTGCGCCGACATTCGGCATCTGCATTCCCGTCGATACTGCGCGCCACATGACAGGAGCATTCAAAACCCTGACCGTGCGCGAAGAACAGATCGAGTTGAGCGGCCCGAACGCGATTGCGCTGTTCAAGACTTCGCCCTATAAACCGATGGCGATCCGTCCAGTGATCACGAAGAAATTGCCGAACTCCGGTTCCGTGGCGCGGGAAAGCCTGTCTGAAGCGATCTCGTTTGTCAGTGCATTCTGCGACGCTGGCAAGGTGCGCGGGATGGTGCGCATCGAATCAGGGGAAACGAACGTAGTCAGCCTCGTAGGGCTGGAAAACGAGGCTACAGCGCCTTTTGAGTATGAGGGTGAACCGTTTGCATTCGGCGCGTATCACGAGGATTTCATAGCCTTCCTGAAGTCTTTGGACGGCGACAAGCTGAAGGTCGAATTTGACCGCAATGACATGGCGACTACGCAAATCCGCCTGACGGATGGTGACCGCCTGATTGTCACGATGCCAGCGAGGATCTGAACGATGCACCACGACGCATACCACGATACCTGCGCACACAGAAAGGCCGTTGCGCAGGCGATGCAGGACGGTTCTGTTACGACACTTGAACTTGTCAACGCAACGTCTCTTTCTCCTGTCACTGTGCGCAAGTACCTGAACCAATACATTGACGCAGGATATGTGCGAGTTCTGGCAAGGCACAAGGAAAAAGACGATATGCGGCAGTTGCATGTATTCCAGTGGATAGACGGAAAGCCAATACCGGATGATCTGCCGCGCAAGATGGAAGTGAAGAAAAAGCGCAGAGAGCCGCCTTCGCCATTACGCGACGCAATACTGAATGCATATCGGGAGCACAAGGTTCCATTGGGAGCCGCACACGTTGCAGAAATCCTTGGACGTAATGAGAGAACCATCAAGTCAGTCATCAGGAATATGCGTCCGACAAAGGAAGATCCGTATCGAAAGAAGTATCTGTACGTGCATTCATACGATCCGCATGTCGGAGTACGCGGAAAACCTACTCCGCTCTACCGGCTCGGTCCATTGCGCGACGCGAAGAAACCCGAACCTAGCCGCTCAGATATCAACAAGCGATACAAGGAAAAGATGGGCGCACTCCTTCGGCTCAAGCTGCAACAGCAGGCAGGAAAGCCGATTGACCATTGGATGCATCAATTGTCCGTGAATACGCCGCAGCAGCAGACGGAAGAGGTCATTGTTCAGCAAAAGCCTGAGCAAAAGGCGAAAAAGCGCCGTACCTATAGCAGCCAGCCAGAAACGCATCCATGGAAAGAAGCGGCGCGTAAAGGATATCGAAGCCACGTTGAGGCGCAGAAGGAAAGGAACGAATCGTGATTCTCTCTACATTGCCATCTAAATATTCTGTCGAAGAGATATGCAGGATGATCGAAAACGACCCGAACGCGACAGAGCGGGAAAAAGCCTTAGTGGAGCGCATTGATGATGTCGAGGAAAAGATCAATGAGAAAGATGATGAAATAGATCATCTTGAATCAAAAATTGATGATCTTGAGTCTGAGAACAATCGTCTTTACGACGATATCGCTGCTGAGGAAAGAAAGAATGGCGAATTGAAAGACAAGATTTCAGAACTGGAAGATGAACTATTCGATCTTCGCCAAAAACTTCCAGAGAGCGAATGATATGGATTATTCGCAATTCATCCAGTCGAAGCAGATGGCGCATATTCCGACTGGCTTTGACTGCAATGACATCGGCGATCCACTGTTTGACTTTCAACAGTGCATGACGCGATGGGCATTGAAGCGTGGCCGTGCTGCACTGTTCGCCGATACAGGACTTGGCAAGACTGCCATGCAATCCGTCTGGTCGCAAAAGGTGCATGAACATACAGATGGCAATGTGCTGATCGTCGCACCATTATGCGTTGCGCAGCAGACGGTAGAAGAAGCTGCCAAGTTTGGCATAAAGGTCAATTACTGCCGGAATCAGTCTCAGGTTCGAGACGGCATCACGATCACGAACTATGAAATGCTGCCGAATTTCGACATTGATTCGTTCGTTGCTGGCGTACTTGATGAGTCATCAATCCTCAAAAGCCACGATAGCAAAACGCGGCAGTGGATTACGGACGCATTCCGCAATACACCCTACAAGTTGTCTTGTACCGCCACGCCAAGCCCGAACGATTACATGGAATTGGGCAATCAGGCGGAGTTCCTTGGGATCATGAGCCGATTTGAAATGCTGGCAACCTTTTTTACGCATGACGGTGGCGATACGCAGAAATGGCGATTGAAGGGACACGCAAAGCAGAAGTTTTGGGAATGGATGGCATCGTGGGCGATCTGCATCCGCAATCCTGCGGATCTCGGTTTCGATGGATCGGCCTATAACCTGCCGCCGCTGCACTTGCATGAGCACGTAGTTTCAAGCGGAGAGGCACCGGAAGGGCATCTGTTCGCTGTTGCGGTACAAGGTCTGATGGAGCGTAAGCAGGCGAAACGCGAGAGCCTGGAGAGCCGCGTAGCGCTTGCTACGGACATTGCCAATTCGAACGATGAGCCTTGCATCGTCTGGTGCCATTTGAACGACGAGTCCGCAGCATTGGCGAAAGCGATCAACGGCGCAGTCGAGGTCCATGGTTCCCTGCATCCAGACGAGAAAGAGCGTCGCATTATGGCGTTCGCACATGGCGATGCTCGCGTACTCGTTACCAAAAGTTCGATTGCCGGTTTTGGAATGAATTTCCAGCATTGCAACAACATGATCTTTGCCGGCATGGATGATTCGTTCGAGTCGTATTACCAGGCCGTGCGCCGTTGCTACCGGTTCGGTCAGACGCGGGAAGTTCACGCGCACATCATCACGGCGGAAACAGAAGGGGCAGTCAAGGCAAACATTGAGCGCAAGCAGCGCCAGCATGACGAAATGTCGGAGCAGATGGTGGCGCATATGCGAGAGATCACGAAAAGCCAGATAACGGGCGCAAAGAGCAAAAGGGAGACATATCACGCAACCATGCCGATGAAGATTCCCGCATGGGTTGCCGACAACGTGGAGCACGCATGAATACCGTAATGAATCAGGAAATTACTGAAAAATACGCAATTTACAACGCAGATTGCGTCGAGTGTGCGAAATCATTGCCGAGCGATTCTATTGATTTTTCAATATTTTCCCCGCCGTTCGAGACGCTTTATACATACAGCAATATCGATCGAGATATGGGAAACAGCAAGGACTCTGCCGAGTTCTGGACACACTACCGGTTCCTTATTGCCGAGCAGTTTCGCATCCATAAGCCGGGGCGACTGGTCGCTATCCATTGCATGAACCTGCCAACTTCAAAGGCGATGCATGGCTACATCGGCATTCGTGACTTTCGCGGCGAAATCATCCGTGCCTACGAGGAAGCCGGTTTCTACTACCACTCGGAGGTCTGTATCTGGAAAGATCCGGTAACGGCGATGCAGAGAACGAAAGCGCTCGGTCTGCTCTACAAGCAGTTGCGAAAAGATAGCGCCATGAGCCGGCAGGGTATTCCTGATTATCTTGTCGTATTCCGCAAGCCTGGTGAAAACCCTGATCCAGTGACAAAGACGCACGATGGCTTTCCAGTCGATAAATGGCAGCAATACGCCAGTCCGGTATGGATGGACATCAATCCTAGTCGCACGCTGCAGTATATGAGCGCACGAGATCCATCCGACGAGCGGCACATTGCGCCATTACAGCTTGACGTGATCGAACGAGCTATCGAACTGTGGACTAATCCGAATGATCTCGTCTATACGCCGTTCCTTGGAATTGGGAGCGAGGTCTATTGCGCGGTCAAGATGGGGCGGCGCGGGATTGGCTCAGAACTGAAGCCATCCTATTTCAAGGTAGCAGTAGATAACTGCAGGGCTGCTTTTCAGGAATTGAAGGATGAAGGAATCAGCCTATTTTCGGGAGAAGCAGCATGAAAAAGTACGTTGATCCATCCTTCCACGACTCCAGCGGCAAAATGAAAGTGCTTAACGACGCCCGCAGATACTGCCCCGGCTGCAAGACAGTGCGCAGCATGGGCCAGTACGCGCAGCGTGAAGATCAGTTCTGCATACGCTGCGTAAGAAGAGGCACCACTACACCGCAACCGTCACAACGTAAGCCAATTCAACAGGAGACAGAAGCATGAAAGATTCCACCGTAAAAGTCAGCCATGCATTGCAATCAATTGGCGAAGCTCTTGATAGAGTCATTGAAGACGTGGCAGGAGAGCGCATCCCATTTACGCTGATCGTATTTACGGAAGGTCGCGCAAGTTACCTGAGTTCGGCGCTGCGTGAGGACAGTGTGCGCGAGATCAAGGACTTATTGGCGCATTGGGAAGGAGGAATGCCCGACATACCCGCTCACGAGGTGCAATAGTGAGATACGCATCCGATAAATACACGCGCGACTACATCATAGAAGCGATGGCATCCGGTGAGGAAATGACGCTTGATGAAATCGCTGAAAAGATAATGGCTGCTGGATATACGCGAAAGAAGAAATGCATATACCAGTATCTGCATGAGATGGAGTTGAGGTCTGAAGTACGGAGAACCGCTCCTGCTCGCTCCATGACAAACAAATATGCGCTGATCATTAGAGGTGGCGCAGATCAAAGCTCGCTCGGAGCGATACCGACTAGGCGCTGTAGCAACTCGCTCGCGTGGTTTGTCGTCACTTCAGGCGTTGCAATTGAAGAAGTCGGCGGATAATAGCGGAGACTAATTATGAAAAGCATTCTTCAAGATCTTAATAGCGTACCGTTCCCCGCTCATATCGGAGAGCGTGTCTATATGCGTGGATTTTACAAGCGCGATGGTCTTCCATCTGACCTGCAACGATGGCAGTCAACGATTGACGCGATGCTTGCCAATGTAGATACGGCTGGACCGATATATCTCATGATTGATCAGGGATATGTGCGCGCCGGCACATCGCATCGTCGGCAAGGATTGCACATTGACGGTTATTGGATGCCAGAGAAATTGGCGCATGGCTCTCATCATCAGGCACCTAGGCATCATCCTGCTCCAAAGCCATCGCCACGCCATATCCATATGAGAGATG